ATCTCTTTCTCATGTGCTTCTTTGACGTGAGAATAAAAGTCATGAGCATTGGGGGTAGTACCTTCTCTTACTGTTCTATTGATATAAGTCTTCAGATGTTCTGTATGAGGTTCAACTTTTTTATATTCAGCTGGCTTTATTGTTCTTGCAACCCTGTCAGCCTCTGCCATATGTTCTTTGAAATCAGCTTGTTTTGTTGTTGGGTAATCAACCTTACTCATATCAACACCAACATCAATAGCATGAACATCGGGATGTTTTTTGAACTTGGATAAGTCAGGTGTGTAGTTCGCCTTCATCGATGTAATATCTTTACCATCGTAACCAGTATGAACGGCAACACCAAGACTAGAGCCAGCAAGCTTTTTGCCCTCATCAGAATGTTGATGAGCAGTGTACGTAATTGTATTTGGTTTAAAGTTTAACTTATTACCAGCCTTCTCTACACCACTAGCGTCATGCATCAAGTCACCCTGGAATACACCTGTCTTAGGCGTAATCTTAGGAAGATGATCTAATGCTTTCTTGAGTTTAGTCGCTAAACCAGGTGCATGACCATGATTGTTATCAATGTCTTCATGCGTATAGTTGATCTTTGGTTCTTTATTGAATGCAGACTTAGTTGATACAAAGAACTGGCCAGTTGCTGGATGATGACCAAAAACAATACTAGGACTTCCGTCATACTTCTCTGTAATAGAAGCACCTCCCTTTTGACCTGTCAGGGTTTTGTGAACAGCGTTCAACGTATTGGTTGCATGCTTATACCCAGCAGATCCAGCATTGACGATATGGTCTTCTGCATGCTCAAGATGAGTCAGCTTTTCTTCATTAGCAGCAGACTCACGTAGTAATGTAAAGATATGACGCATTATTGTTTTGCCTTAACTGTTCCAAATTTAAAGTTTACTTGTGGACTTGAAAAGGCACCATGAGTGGTTCTGTGTTCAGCAGTAGCAATATGTTCACCCTTTTCATTATGAAAGTGTACGCTACCATTCTTTGCGGTTGCAGTAATGGATTTTGATTTATTAATTGCAACAACAGCTGGATGGTTTTCAATAGGAGTAGACTTGCCACCTTTCTCACCTACAACATAATGATATGGTAGGTCGGGATTAGCTTTTAAGAAATGTTTAATATGAGTTTGTTTTTCTTGATGTGAAGCATTATTAAATGCCTCTACATGATTTTTTGCAGATGCATACTGAGCAGTGCGGTTGTGACCAATAATCGTTTCGTCTTTTCTTACTGCTTTAATATCTTTAGTAGTTTTACCTACTAAACCGGCTTTCTTTTTACCTTTTGCCCACTCAGCAGTTGTTCCTGTTGACATACCGTGCTCGGCACTCTGACGTTCAAAAGAAGCAGCTGGATTGTTGGACGCTGTACCACTTGTTGCTTTGAGAGAAGCACCATGCTCAAAGCTTTTCTTATTTTTTTTGCCCTTGATTAAAATATCATGAGGATTAGCGGCACGACTAACCTCACGACCTATATGCTGACTAATACCTTGACTAGTGTGGTGAATTTCATGTACGTGTTCTGGACTAATACCTTCATCGGTATGTAAACTCTTCAAGTAAGCGGTGGCAGAGTCTTTTGATTTTTTGGCAATATCAGTTTGTTTCTCGGGTGACAATTTTGATAATGCTTCTTTATGTTTGTTTTTAAGAGCTGTAATTTTAGATTGATATGTTTTGTCAGGATTACTTTTTGAAGCTGTTGCATTATGAATATGCAATGCTGTTCCAGCCTCATATGCATCGCCCATAGCAGAATTACTAGCGTTAGCGTCTGCCTCTTCGCCCAGGCTAAGGAATTGTTCTTGTACAAAGGTGGAAAAAGACTTCATTGGTACTCCGATAGATTATATTATATTTATGTCATAAAAAAACCCACCGAAGTGGGCTTGTTCATAAGATCTGGTCTGCTACCCCGAGAGTCATGCATTCCTCCGCGGATAACCAAACATCTGATGGTGGAAGCAGCTTACGTTTAATTGTTCGCTCATCCATATCTGTACTGTTCTTAATAATATCGAGCATCTTTTGCTTGACAAACCGTGTCTCACGTTCTGATGCTTTGATGTCGTGCTCCTTGCCCTCGTACGAAGTAGAAAACTGGTGACACATAATACTTGTGTTGTGTGCAAGTACCCGTCCACCTCTTTGACCTGACACAAAAATCATAAATGCTGCACTCATCAAACTTCCAAGACCAATTGTCTTAATTGGAATCTTACTAGATTTCATCATATCAATTACAGCAAATGCATCATAAAGATCTCCACCAATACTATTAATATAAAGGGTCAAATACTCTTTAGGTACTGCTCTTTTATTCTCACTTATGATCCACTGTATTACCGGTGTGGTATTAAATTGTCCAATCTCTCCAGTCAGGTAATGTATACCGTTAGTATACAAATCATATTCAACTTGGTCTTCAACATTACATATATTGTCTGATATCATAACACTCCTTATGGACACTTAATTATTCGAACTGCTTCACGAACAGATGTATCATCTTGATCATTATTGCGTAGATATTTAGCCTGCAGTCTATAGGCTTGTTTTTCATTTTTATACCATATGTCACAATCTACTGCAACAAACCCACTATTTGCTTGAATGTGGTGAATAAATTCATGGACCATAACTGATTTAGCATACATATCGTTAAAGTTTAAGTCTTGTCTGTAGTATACTTTATTAGAAGTATATACAGCATTAACAGGACAGTAGCTACTTCCGTTACATACCAGTGACTTCAGATATTCAAACGTTGCTGGGTATATTTCTGGGAACGGTATATCTTCTCTGATCTTCATTAGCTGTTTAGCTTCATTCATTAGTGAAATCATATTAGCATCAGGAACAATTGCTCCCTGATTCTTGGTCTGACCAAAACCAATACTAGCAGTAAGAGCAAATAACACAATCAAATTTTTCATAACAACTCCAATGTAGGAATCAATTATACAATAAAACCAGACCAAGGTCAACTAATCTTTATCTTTACCAATTTTTAATTCAATCATAGATTCAATAATATTTACTGGAAGATCAAACATTTTAGACAAATAGATGAAGATGTGTTTAATAGTTAATAGTACAGAAGTAACTACAAATATTACTGTAAACTGAATAACAAAATTAGCTGAATGAATTAAACGCATCTTTGAACTTGCCCTTTTCTGATTTGATTCTTAATCCAGAATCTGATTTATCGAACACTGGTCCATCATCAACAATATCTTGTTGTGCACTCTGTTCCACATCGTACAACTTCATCTTAGACTTATCAACACCAACAACAAACCTACGGTGTTTAGTTGGATCGCTGTACCTATTCTTCAATTGCTTGACCATGATCTGGTTAAGATCTTGCAACTCTTCTGAACTAATCAACGCAATCATAAAGTCAGCAGTAGCTGGTAGACCAAATGATTCGCTCGTATCTTCTAATCCTAGATCGCTACTTGTAAACCCACTACGTGTGGTCTGTGTGGCTGTGACAATAGGTACATCAAACTCAACAGCAAGTCCTCTCAACTCCTCTGCAATTGCTTTAATGTATGTGTACGAGTTAACATTGGCACCGTACTTCAATCTTGAAGAACTACAGATATTTAGATAGTCAATGTAGATGATTCTTGGTTTGAAGTTTCGTTTTACTTTCAACTCATTTAGCAAGTGCCTCATATGGCCGGCACCAGCTGATGCAGTTGGATATTCTTTAATTATTAGCTTGCCGGTTGTATTGCTTAGCAATCGTTCCATCTTCTTGTCATACGACTCACGAGGAAGTAGTACAAGTTCATCTAACGATACATTCAATAGGTTTGCATCAATACGTTCAGCAATTCTTTCTTCTGCCATCTCTAGAGTAATGTACAATACATCCATACCTGCAGCAAGGTTGGCTGCAGCAAAGTGACACATTGCAAGAGACTTACCAACCCCAGTACCTGCCAAGATAACATTCAGTGATTTATTTGGTAAACCACCTTTGGTTATCTGATTAAAGTAATCTAGATCAAACGGTACTCTTTCTTCTTTTCTATGGTAGTATTCATACCTCTCTGCAGCATCTTCAAAGAAGTCGTGGCCGATGTGTGAGTCAAATGAAACAGATAGAGCATCGGATAGAATCTGTGGAATAGCGCCCTTACCGAGCTTCTCCTTATCACTATCCAGAATCTGAATAGACTTCATGATAGCGTTGTATATTGCCTTGTCCTGACAGAACTTCTCAGTCTGATCAATCAGCCAATCATGATTCTCGTTTGGCTTTTCTTCTAATTCATTAACAAGAACTGCAATGTCGCTGTAGTAGCTTGATATTTCTTTGTTCTCATCAAGCTCAATCAATAATGCTTCCTTATTAGGAAACTTATTATACTTTTCAACGAACGCATCTATTCCTTCATAGAGAGCTTTTATTGATCGCTCAACAAAGTACTCACTCTTTAGAAAGGGAATGGCCTTACGGCCATATCCCTCATTCGAAAGTAAATTAGATAAAATTAACTTTTCAATCATTTAATGGAACCAATGAATACGATTTATGTTTAGTTGTCTCCACAAATTCCATAGCTTCTTCTACTGTCTTAAAGTACTTCTCAGCAAATAGTCTTGCATTGGAGTCTGGATATTCAATTGCCATATCGTTACGCTTATATGTTGTAGGTTCAACTTCTGGAGTGCCAACATATTCGAAGTAGACTTTATACATCACTCTCTCCCATTCCGTAACTGAATTCTTTCTTTGCACATACTTCTAACCGAGCCAATATCTCTTCTGTAAAGTAGAGCTCTGGACGAGTGTTGATCTCTTTACCAAATACCTTACGACCATCAGGTAACTCATACCGAGTAGATACCTTTTTCATTATCTCATACTTCTCAGCAAGCTCTAGTAATCCAAAGTAACGATCTAAACCTTTGTTGTAAGTAAGTAACACTGTTGCGTCTTGGTTTTCTTTGGACAGTCTTGATTTAAAAGTTTTAATCTTAATTTGGCTTCCAATGATTTCTCCGTCCCCGTCTTTCTCTTTTTTCTTGGAGAGCATAGCAATAGTGCTAGCTGCGTACTTGAGACCTGATCCACCGCTGATTTCTTTTGTCGGAACATATGAACCTACTACCTCATAAACGTGGTTTGTGACAAGCATAGGCACCTTAACCTTTGCCAACTTCAATGTCAGAACACGGAACGCAGCCTTGATTACTTGCGACTTTGTCATGTCTCTGACATCCTTCCCTTCTAAAGAATCTTCCATCTCCTTAGAAGTAGAAAGCAATCCCAGACTATCAAGGACAAACATCATAGGTGGACGTTGGTCTGCTGGTTGTTTCTCATATGCTTCGATCAGTTTAAGTGCGTGTGTCTTAAACTTCTGAATAGTATCTGGTTCTGCAATAATGACACGTGCTGTATCAATACCGCGTGACTCCATCATTCCCTTAGTGACTGCTGCCTCGGTGTCGTAGTAGACGACTGCTCCGGTTGGGTTCTTGTCAAGGAAGGCTCTAACGATACCAAGAACGAAGAAAGTCTTACCAGTAGCGGACTCTCCTGCAAAAGCAGTAATCTTGTTATCAGGTATGCCACCATAGAGGCTACCAGAGAGAAGAGCGTTGAGAATGTAGCTGCCAGTATCAATATAACCACCATACTCAGAACTAGCAGTGCCGTCAGCGGCCAAGTAAGTATCCTCATCATT